CATGATACTAATCTGACTTCTGCCGACCTAGCTTATGCATATTTAAGTTATACTAATCTAACTTTTGTCAATTTGGCTTATGCAGATCTAAGCTATGCTGATCTGACTTGTGCCGACTTAACTCATGCAAATCTAAGTTATACCGATCTACACCATACGAATTTAAGTAACGCTAACCTGCGCGATGTAAATCTATGCGGCACTAATTTGAATAACGCTATATTCCATAAGGATAAATAATAAGTCATGAAATGCTTAATTGGGATTACCATTCTTGCCAGTATCTTAGCAATAACAACGTATATCGCTAAGATATTGGCAAGGCGGCAGCAGCAGCGAGAACCGTTACAGACACAACCACAACAAATGCGACAACAAATTGAACGGCGTCAATCATCCTACAGAATTGACGTCGCGGACACATCTAATGGTATTAGCGAGGATGGTTTGCTTAGAGCCATTCGCAATGAGAACTGGGACCACGCACGTGAGTTAGCTCAATACCCTATCACAGTTATGCCTAGTGAAGCAGCAGTACCCATAGAAGGCGGTGGTATATTGAGGCTTAGATTATACGGCAATAGACATGTCAATATTATGCTGTATGGCGCCAGAGGAAGTATTAAACTAGCAATTGATTTGCCCATAGACGTAATGCAGGAGATGATTCAGATTCTACAAGAACAAGAGAGGTTCTAATGCATCAACTTACAACTATTCTAAATGGCATTTGTATCGAAGAGACTCGTTTCAGTCAGTCTGTAGCTATTAGTAATCTTCTTCGAGAAGCCAAATGGCGCGTAGAGGTTGCTATTGCATTAGCCTATGACGAACAAGCTGCCATAGACTGGCGACAAGAAAAAATGGATCAAAGATTACCATAAAAAAAGGAATTAGTAAACAGCGAGCTGGCTTTAAAGCCTATTTCCGCCATCGACTCCGGCGCGCCGGTTTATCAATCACCCACTTGCCGCCGGAGTCAGTATAATCCCTGCCCCATTCACCCGTCAGCGCAGATTGTAACTCTTCTATATCTACCTCTCCACTAGTTGGCATGGCATACGTCATGGCCAATGCATCTCCACTATCGGGACTGCGCCCAATTCGTTTACGTAATTGGTCCTTATCTTCAATCAAAATCCGACTAAACTGGTCATAGCCCACACGTATCGCGGCCAGATCACCATGCAATAACGCGTTGTTGGGGATACCAATCTTACCAGTCCGTAATGCTTCACGTAAACGCCAATAAAACTCAGCGCGCTGATTAGCAAAGCGCTTTTTCTGTCGCGCCTGTCTACTCCAATTAATATCAGTAACTGGTAATCCAAACGCCCGCGCTTGATCATAAACACCCGCGCCAATTCCCGCGGCATCTACATATACCTTAATTGCGTCTAACTGAACTGCCTCATCACGTAACCAAGCCGCTAACTGCATTGAATTCTGGTCACGTTTATCTTTGAGCCACAGCACTTTCTCGCCAGCCCGAGCACACATTACTGACTCATCTGAACCATAGCGAGCTGGATCCAAAGCGATGATTACCTCGCCAGATTGCATAGCTTCTCGTCTAACCGCATCGTCAATCCAAGAAATTCTAATCAGTTGGAAATCGGACTGTTCCGGTGCGCGCCCTAAGACCTTAGCTTCAAAAATTGGCATTGGTCGAAACCAACTACCATTCCATTCAATCGCGCCACCCATGCCAGACTCACATGGCGTACACCATTCCTTGATTCGATCATTAACCCAATCCCACGATACTGCGCCCGGCACAACTTCGCGCCGTTCAGTAACATTAGGATGTTCCAGACATGAAATTTGGATATGATGCCAACTGTCAGATTTACAGGCATCCCAGAACGGTCCAGACTGTTCGATGGGGTTACCAATTGTCAAAATCCGGTTGTTATTAGATACTGCCAGTGATTCTATGGCATCCCATAAGATTTTAGGAATACCTGCCGCCTCATCCATAATAACTAACAGATTTTCAGCATGATAACCTTGTAAGCTGACAACGTCCTCTTGAGTCTGTTTGCGCGGCGATAGACCAATGGCAAACCGATCTGTGGCGACCTCCCAACGCGGGGTTTCAAAAACAACACCAGGTAAATGATTAGCTCGTGCATAGTGTCGAATATAACGCCATAAGATACCAGCTACCTGCGCAAATGTCGGCGCAATCGTAATAACCTTAGCATCCTGTTTGTAGTAAGATAACCACCAAGCGGTTAAAATTGCCGCAGCAACCGACTTACCAACACCATGTCCCGATTCTACCACTACACGCCGATGATATTTAAGTGAGCTAACCACCTCAGCTTGCCTGTCCCACAACTTTAACCCCAAATTATGCTCAGCAAAAATCACTGGATCAAGTGAATAGTCCTGCTCCTTTTCGACTAGCGGTTCTACTGCTCCTCGCCAACCGGGAGTGTTTTTTATGATCTGTGCAAGTTGTTCGTCGGACAATTGCCTTGCGCCAGCCATGATTGCCTCAGAAATTGTACTACGTTTAGCCATTGCTAATCTCGGCGGCAATTAACATTCTGATGACAATATCTCGGCGCTCAACAGGTAACATTGAAAGCAAACTGGAAACTTCTTCTGGAGTCTGTAGATTTAATTTCGGGATTGCCTTTTCTTGCAAATCGGAAGCCAGCGCTATATAACGCGCAATCGACATAGGGCTATCTAGCTCGACGTCCGGCATGGCTTCTTTAGCCATTTTACGTAGCTCTTCGCCAACCAAAAAATCCTGCTCACGACGCTCCATGTCTCGTTCAAGCCATTCTTTTTCCTTAGCTTGAATCTTAGCAATATCTCGCCGCGCGGCCCGTTCACCCCATTTCCAATTATTACCATTTGTATAATACCCACTGTTCATAGTGTCCCGCCCAGACCAACGCCGCCAACCCTCTGATAACGAACGTTCGGCAGGCGGAATCTGCGCAAAGGCAAGGAACATTGCGTACGCATGATCTTCCTCACCAGCATCAGTAAGTTGCCGCCAAACATCACCTTCAGCAGGCAACTTCCAATCTTCCGGTGGAGGCCTAATGGATTTTGTGCGCGCCGTCATAATTAACTTTTTGTTCCCTAGAATCTAAAAATTAACGACGGTCTAGCTTGAATGATCGAGCTGCACTCATAATGCGAGCTTCAGTATCCGGCGCCAGTAATTCCCACTGCGCCATTACCCACACTACAAATTTTTCAACGTCGTTCTGAAAACGCGCTTGCTTCCAAATTGTCGGGATCAACCCAGCATCCCAAACGATTCGGGCAATCGCGGCAATCTCGTCTTTGCCAACCAACCAAGCCAACATGCTAAGCCAATCAGTACCAAACTTACGTACTAGAACTGCGCCAATCAGCAAGCCAACCACAAAACAACCCAATAACCAATACCATTGAAATGTCATTTCTTTTCTCCTATAATTTAGTTTATTGCAACCATTTATCGATAGTCCCGGACGGGCTATCGCCCGCCGATAAGCCGCGTAAAAAAGGGAGGAAAAGGGACTACCCCACTGCTCTTTTCTTTTTACTCGGCTTGTCGGCTTGACCGCTTCCTACTGTTGACTGGTGCCCAAACCTACTGCTAACTCGTTTACTAGTCCTTGGACCATTTCTTGCATCTCGGTGATGTTTTCCGGTGTTTCTCCAATTTGTTGCATTTGCTGCAATGACGACAATACACGTCGTAACAGCATAGCTGAAGCATCAACGTTACGTGGTGCGCGTTCGTTGGTTATGCCTTCTGGTGGCTCAGGAAATCTAGCCATTTGTCGTAAATGTCGCTCCAATTCGGCATCTGGTGTTAACAGATTGTTATTGACTAGCGTATTGATATAAGTAGAAATTTCAACTAAGTTCGGGATACCGGTATCTGATGGCACATACTGTGGTAAGCCTGTAATACCGGGAAATACATTATAGGCGAATAACCGCGGTATTGCATAGCGATTAATGACATCAGCAATACCGGTTAGCCAAGCTTGAACTGAAATACTAAACAAGTCACCTTGGTGTTTTGAAAGCGCATAACTACCTACTCGTTCCATACCAAGCATAATAAATTGGGCAAGAACCGTTAGTGTTTTTCTTTTATCGTAACGCTCAATTACCCCAGATACGTCATGTGATCGTGATGCATTAGCCGATAACAACTCTAATAATATGCCCTGACCTTCGGCGTTCATTTTTGGGTGTGGAATTACCACACCGGCTTGTTCATCATTTCTAAGGTTAGTTACAATATCTTTAGCGAGTTCAAAGTCTGAATTCGCTCCGCTTAACGTGGTACCGCCGCCAAGGTACATAACTGGAATACCAGCTAGATCGCGCTCGATACCAATGCCCTCAATCTCTTGTAAGTTTTTGGAGAAGTAGTATGAAGTATACATAGTTCTAAGCATACTTTGGCCTTCAGGACCATTGCTAGGCGCTGGAGTGGTTCTGAATAACAGTAGCTTTTCAATCGGTATCTCATAAACTTTTGTACCCCATGTTTCTGGTTGCTGCTTTATACCCTGCACGCCCCCAGCATTATCCATAATCCATTCGTCACCATCAGCCAAGCTATCAGCTGGTCTAGGCGCCCATTTACGCCATCCAATCCGACCATCAGTATACTGTGACGGCGCAGGGTCTTTACAATAGTGTGGTGGATTAGCGCCGAGTCGCTTTTTGTAATTTAGCTCCAGTACGCTAAAGCCTTGCTCAAGTTCGGTCAATACAAAAGCCATTGTGTCTGACCACGAAAATGACATATCTTGGAAACAGGTATCTAGAAATTTAGCTGCTTCTA